TTTCGGAGTTCGTGTACGTCCCGTTGCGGGACGCTTCCACCTGGAATGGTGGGAAGTCATTCGGGTGCGTAGCGGCCGGTTCCGACGCCCTCACGGAACTGCTTGAGGAAGTCTTTCGGGTCGTACTCATCCGGGTAGTCGCTGCGAGAGCGCACGATCGTCGGGACGCAGTCGCAGTTGTCGTGGAAGCTCGTCCCGAGTTCCTGCGCCCCCCGAGCTCGAACACCGAGCGCCATCCGGTTTCCGAACAACCGTTGACTACCGTCAGCGTTGAAGTTTGCAGACGTGTCAGTACCCCGACCAACAGCCCCGCCTGCCGATTCGACCGAGTAGTAGACCGCGCCGCGTGAAGCGAGCATGATGCAGAACGCGCACGTGTCAGACCCGGAGGGGACTCGCGCGACACCTGTACGGACCGGGTCCCGTCGTGCCGAGTCGAATATCGTGTCACGTCCCGGTTGCAGCACCATCCGTTGAGCAGCACCCAACAGCAACTGCAACGCCCCGCCCGGATCCGGTTCCGCCTGAAATAGCGGACCGAGCGCCCACCGAAGCGACGACTGCGCTTGTTCCGTTACCGCGGGGGCGGCGAGAGCAGCGTTGAACGACGCCGACGACGCCGGCACATCACGCAACGTGTCGTACCAGTCAGCCCCCAACACTGCCGCGGTGTCACCGTACGTTTGGACGAGATCAGGGAACAGCTCGAGCAGAATGTCACGCACCCTGGTCGGGTCACCAGATGTGTCCAGTGCTGCCCAGATAGCCGTGATGTCAGCTTGGGCCAACGACACCAGCTGCCGGTTCGCTTCCCGGAACTGCTCCACCTGCAGGGACGTTGCCACCAGAAGTCACCGCCCTTGCCGCATCAACCAGCTGCGCCACGCGGGACGCCTGAGACTCTTTCATCCGGGCTTGCTCGTCCTCACGGATCGCCTGTTGCGACATCCCAAGGATCTGCTTCTGAATGGTCGTCACAGCCAACAGTCCGGTCGCCTGAGAAGCTGCCGCGTACTTCTCCGACAACGTCACATACGCGGGTGGTTCGAACATCACCTCGACGTCGTCAACGTCATCGAAACCCTCGATACGCAGCGCGTACACGAGCGCGAGAGCAAGCGCTGGCTTGAAACGGTCGATGCGGTCTTCGGTCTTCAACACGAGTCCCTCACGGGAATACGCTGCGCCCTCTGCCGACTGGTTCTGCCCGTCTGGGGCCAGCATCGGAAGCGGTGTTTGCGTCACAGCCGCGAATGCCCGCACATCGGACTTCTCCGCGTCAAGCATCGCGACGATGCTCTGCGCACTCTCCGTCAGCTCCCTGATGTCGATACCCTCGGGAAGATCCCACAACGCGCCAGGAGCGGGCTCGAGCATCTTCGCCCAGTCGATGTCGTTGCCGTCATCGTCCTTATCAGGTAGGCCACCGGTGAGGTAACGCTGTCGGAATGCTTGCATCGCCACAGTGACGAGACGCTGCAGCAGGTTCCGGTTGATCCGGTTCAGGATGTCGAGGTGCGGTTCGAACTCGCCCATGCCGCCCTTGTTGTCCAACGCGAATACGGGCACGTTCCCGACATATGGCTCTGGCTCAACATCGAGAGGCGTCCATGGCCCATCCTGCGCCCGCTTGTACGGCTTCCGGTTAGTGTTGAGGATTGGGCGGCTGAACTTCTGGCGGACACCGTTCGCCCACACATGAGCGAAGTCCAGGTCCGCGTCGACGTCACGCCACACCTTCAAAGCCGCCCGCGAAACCCATGGCCGCAACGGATCGGGTGACGTGATCACGTACTCGGGTGACTCCGCGGTGATGACCGCGCGGCCGTTGTCTTCCCCGACGATCAGATACCCGACCGACTTGGTGAACGATTCACGTGCCGCGTCCGGGAATACGACGGAGAGACGGTTGTCTCGGTAGATTCGCTGAGCCGCCAACGATGCTTCCGACATATCGTCGTCCCCGACGCGGACCCCATTCGGAACGAAACGGTCTGTGATCGCCTCGACAACCAGAAGCCCGAACGCGGTCCGCGCTTCCTTCTGAAACCGTGCCCACGCAGCTCGAGTGTTCTTCCCCATCTCGGGGAGCGGAGCATCACCAGTAACATGCGAGCTCAGAAGGTCGACACGAGGTCGACGTTCGTCAAGACGTTTGGTCAGGATTGGGAGCCATTCCTCCGGCGTTTCAGCCGCCATGAACACCCCCTAGTAGATTCGCCGCGCTGTGCCCTTCCGGGACGTGAGCGCACCCTTTCCGACCGCGTCCAAACCTGCAGCGAACGCGAACATTGACCCCCATGTGAGGTCGATCTTCGAGTAGTCCTGGTCGTCATCTGGCTTCTTCAGCACATACCCGGCTCGCCGCTTGTCCCGCCGCGCGTTTAGGAAGTGCTGCACCATGTCCGGGTGCCCGTCGATAGTGACCTCACGGTTCACGATCGCCTGATGCAACTGTTCGAACGTCTCGCACGACCGGGTCACGTTCTTCTGCTGCCACCGGATCGGCTCAGCAGCCGTGATCTTCGCTTTCAAGCGACGGTTGAACGACGCCTCCCACTGCTTGACTTCACCAGCCCACCCATCGGACGGGTCTGCATAGAAACCGACAACGTTGTAGTCCTTGAATGCCTGAGCGACCGCCTGCTCCACCTCGAGCTTCGACGGTGACCATCCCTCACCCTTCGCGCCCTCTGGTTGCGCCCAGAACCCGATCTTGAAGAGGTGCTTCTGCGTCACCGAATATCCGACCAGGACCGTGCAGTCGGCAACACCGCGGCGGCGACCAGACGACCCATCGAACCCGAGCGTGACCGGCTCAGACTTCCCGACCGTCTTCGTTTCGTCGATGATCGCGCGAAGGTCTGGTTGTGCGACGAAAGAGTCCGTGGCGTGGGTGATCTGGTTGAGGAAGTCGGCACGCATCACCTGGATGTCGTTCGACGTGTCGAAGAAGTCTTCCGCGACCCGCTCCAGGTCAACCCACCCGTCACGGCACGCCGGCTTGTGCAACACGCACCCGCCCTTTGCCGCGTCACCATACGCGACCCGCAGACCCTTGACTAGCGACTTACGCGACCCAACGTCGGTAGATGCTGGCGCTTCACGATGTGTGTAGTACAGCGACGTCACGTCGGTAAGGTTCTTGTGTTTCCCGGAGCGGATCCGCTCCCAGAACTTCGCGGACGACTCTGCGACAGACCGTTCACCGGGCGTGAACGCGTTCGGAGTCTCAATGGTGACGCCGCCGAGCTTGGTCGCGTTGTTGCGGAGATTCTGTGCCAGCTTCACACCACTGTTGCCCGGTAGCCATGTCTCCGTCTGATCAAGCGACGCCGCCACGGCCTTGAAACCCTTGATCGAGTTCGGAGAAGCTGTGATCGGGACGATACGGCCACGATCGAGCGCTACGAACGAATCCATTGGGTCACAGTTGAACTCATCAGGCGCTGACCCGTTACGGAGCATCTCCAACAACGGGCCCCATGTATTGCGAGTCTGTTCTTCCGTCACCGCAGCGATCGCAACATACGGTGTCCGCACACGTGACCACGGCTTCGCCACAGGTTGCCCATCCGAGTCCCACCCATCAGGCACAACCTCAAATAGCGCCTCCGAAATCATGATCCCAGCGACGAACGGTGACTTACCCCACCCACGAGGGCGTTGAATCACACCACGATGCCTCACCCGACGACACGTTTCCGGGTCTAGACGATAGAGCTCGTTCAGGATCTCCTGCTGTTCGACCGTCGGAACGAACGCAGCATCCTGGTCATCATCCCCAGCGTCAGGACGGCCAAGATACGCCGTCATCTGGTCCGCGACCAACCACCCCAACGTCGGAAAATCGTTCTTGTTCAACGGCTTCCACGGCATCAGCCGGCCGACCTGATCCCACGCATCCGATCCCGCGAAGACTGGACCCGCTCGCGCGCCTCGTGAGCTTTCGACTCACCCTCTACAGCAGCAGCGGAGAAGATCCGCAACTTTGCGCGATCCTCCGGAGTAAACCCGTATTTCGCCTCGCGCAACCGGAGCTCACCGGCAACCGTCACGTTCCCTTTCCAAAACGCCGCATGAATCAACGCAGTGTCCAGAAGATACGACCAGTCAGCATCGAAGAACTCACCCGCCAAAGGGTGATGAGCAAGCATCGCCCACCAGTCACGCGTCGCA